CCTGATGTGCCTGTACTGGTGGCTGTGATTGACACAGTTACGTTGCCACCAGCGGTGGCTTCGGCAGCAGTCAAGGTCACACCAGTACTGGTATTTTCTTGGTAGTTGTCAGCAAAACTAAATCCACCCGATGCGTCGCTTTTGCCACGTACCACAGTCAATATTCCAGTTCTCACGGCTGTGCCTCTCAACATGGTATAAGCCATTTGGAATGCCTGAACCGCAGTGGTATCAACAGTGAACATTGTTCTGGTGGCATTGTCTGTGATGACATTGTTGACCCCAGCTTCTCGCACATAAGTTCCCAGCCCCAGTTGATTGGCAATTTTGGTGTTGGCCACATTGTTGATGGTATATTGCACAGCCAATGTGTTGTTCATGCCCAGCGTCACCGAACTGGTATTTGTGAGTTCGATCCTGGGATAGTATGTTCCGTTTCTCAAGGTTTGCGCTGTGGTGCGTTGGAACATATCACCAATGCTGACATTGTTTGTGGTGTTGATATCTATCACCGGAGCATAGGCATAGGCATTGCCCAAATAATGATTGGCCACATCCAAGAACATGTTGTAGGCTGACAGATTCAAACTAACAGAATCTATCACTATGCCCTGAGAATAAATGTTATCAAATAAATTTTCTACCATACGCACACCAACTGGGCCGCCATTCACTGGAGATCCACTGCCTAGCACAATGCCTCGATACAATGTATCAAATTTGCTGGCGCTGATGGTACAACTTTGTATTTGTTCATCAGTGTTGATGCCATATGATGCACCAGTAAACACACACTGATCAAAGTTTATTTGAGAACATATCAAACTGGCACTGCTATTAAAATTCACACAATTCAACAGTTGAGTAGATGTGTCTCCATCGGCAGTGGTAAATGGTCCAGAAAAACTCACCTGATCAAAACTCATGTATTCTGCTCTATCAATCAAACAAACATTGTGACTCACGCTGGAATCGTTGCCGTAGACCTGTGTTTCAAATGCCATGCTGTGTACTGAAATATACTGTGGTGGTATAGCGCCGTTGGTAGCAATGTCTGCTCCAGTTTGTTGTAAACTGTCAGCAGTGCGTACCACATATTCGGGCAAGGACTCTTGCACCCAGTAAGGGCCACTGGGTGCAGAGTCTGTCAGTCCAGTGCCAATGGGTACTGCCAGCTGACTGCGATAGTACAATCCCGCCGATGACACCAGGATACCTGCGCCATATGGTATGGTGTTGGTCCAGGCAGCAACTGCAAATCTAATGATAGTACTCTGCGCACCATCGCCGTAGAGATAGGCATAGCTGGGGATGGCAATGGTGTCAGATATCAAGTATACTCCGGCTGGAAAATACAGGCCTCTGCGCACCTGGGGATTGGTGTCTTGGCAATAGATCTGATTCAGCGCACGATTGATATTGGCAGTGATATCAGTCACTCCATCGCCGGTGGCACCAAAATCAGTTATCACAGCATAGCTGTCCAGACGATTTTGCAAACTCTGCGAAACTGGGCTGCCGGCAGTGGCACCTGTTTGCACCACATATCCACCGGCGGTGCCCTGATAGGTGTAGGCAGTGGCAAATCCCAGTATGTCTGAATATTCTGTTAGTATTTCGGTGTTGCCCACAACAGGAGCACCATCTGCCAAGGTGCCGTTACCAATAAAAAGTCGCCGTTCATCTGTGGCCCACCCTAATTCTGCGCCAGCCAATGGCGAAGGTAAATCGCTGGTTAGACCTTTGCGTTGTGTTATGCGTGATATTTGTACTATTGCCACAATGTGATTCCTTCGGTATCACATATTTAGCATGTAATACTGTTCGACCTTTTTCCACCACTGATCACGATAATGTTCAAATTCGGTGCCTTCCAGCACAAATTCTTGATATTCGGGTGGATTAATCATGTTCAACTGTTCGTCTAGTTCTGGTTTGACACACATCAAGATCACGCCTTTTCGGATATTTGTTCCATGTAGTTCATTGTGTGCTTCTGCGTAGGCACACAACTGCATGAAATAGTCGTCAATCCACTCACGTTTTTTGGGCTTGTTGGTTTGTTTGTAGTCCAGAATAGCTTCTTCATTTAAGTGTATGCCTGCACCGTCTGTTGTGCCTGCGTAGATGCCAGGAAAATACAGCGGAACTTCAATACCCCAAAATTCACTTACATTTTTCAAGCCTTTATCAACAACCACCTGGGCCATGCTATGACTTGCCCATGAGAATGGATTCGAGCCGCGCTCTTTTATCACACCGTCTCGCACATATTGCTCAAGATAAGTGTGCATTCTTGTGCCACGATTGGCTGCTTCTGTAGTGATGGCCTGTGCTTGATCATGGCCCACTCGGTTGCGCCAGTTTTGCAAGGCTGCTTTTTTCTCTTCGCTTTTGGTGGCTTCCAATATGGTTGTGACCGAAGGTAACTTTTTGCCATCAGGAGTGGCATACAGTCTACGACCGTTGACGTTTTCTCGGGGAATGGATTGATAGTTAAATCGTGGATTGTATTTCATTGAATTTCTTTAAAAAACATTGTGCTTGTCCAACATGCCATAGTGGGCCCGGGTGTTCATCTCTGCCAAAGTCCACAGGCCAATCAGTTTCCATAATGCTGTGCTCTATCACAGTGTATCCGTGTAATTTGCTCAACATGTCAACCATGGCACGGTTGCGTTGTCGAACATTGTACATATTTTCATCTGTGAGTGTTTGAGGATTCCATGCATCAAGATTATTTGTGTTTGTTGATCTGCAAACATGCTGATCATATGTTTCATATCTAAACAAATCAGTCCACAATAAAAAAACAAAACTAGTGTGTAACATTTGTCCTAGGTTGGTCAATATTCTAGGCATGGCATCGCCGGGCGCACCGCCAAAGCCCAAATTGTACACTCGATAATCGGGAAAATGCAATTGAATCAAACTGGGCCAGGCTTGGTCTACACGTACCCCAATGCCTTCGGTAAAGCTGCATCCCAAACAAAGTATGCTGGGAACAATTGTATCAACATCAAATTCCTGTGTTCTAAAACCATGACTGTTGTATTGATACACAATACTGGTTTCAGTATAACCAGGTTTGGGATTTTTAAGAAAATTTTCCCTGGTGTCAGGCATGGCCCAATAACTGGTTACATTTTGTTTTTCTGGAATTGTGGGAAATATGTTAGGTTCCCAAAAATTTTTTATCAAACTCTAAAACTTTCTCCGCATCCACAGCGGTCGCGTTCATTGGGATTGGAAAATTCAAACCCTTCATTTAGTCCCTGGCGTACATAATCTACTTGTGTGCCCTTCAAATACACATCATGTTTTTTGTCTACTAACACACAGAAATCTGGTTGTGCATAGTTTATTGTGGCAACATCAGTGTTGTATTCTTTGACATATTCTAACACATACGCCAACCCAGAACAACCTGTGGTTTTCACTCCAAGACGTATGCCAGCATAGCCCTTGAGCTCGACCAATTTTTTAATTTTTTTACGTGCTGTGTCAGTTACTGAGATCATGCTTTTTACGATAATCCTCTACCGCGGCCTTTATGGCATCTTCAGCAAGAATAGAACAGTGAATCTTGACTGGTGGCAGTGCGAGTTCTTGAGCAATCTCTGAATTTTTAAGAGCTGCGGCCTCGTCAAGCGTTCGTCCTTTAACCCACTCGGTAACAAGAGAGGATGAGGCAATGGCACTTCCGCATCCGTATGTTTTGAATCTGGCATCTACAATAATTCCGTTTTCAACTTTGATCTGCAATTTCATCACGTCGCCACAGGCCGGTGCACCCACCATGCCTGTGCCAATGGTGTCGTCAAGTTCAAACTTGCCCACATTGCGTGGATTTTCATAGTGATCAATTACTTTTTCTGAATAGGCCATATGATGCCTCCTTGCTATATTATAGCGTATTTACTGACAAGTGTCAATAGGAATGGTTATACGCCGCGGTCTTTGCCAGCAGCTGATTTGGCCGAGGCGGCCACAATGTCTTGTGCCTTGTTCACGGGCATTTGGGTGGCACCAGTGTTGGCACCTTTGTACATGATCACACCTGGATTGTTGGGATCAATTGGTTCCAGCACACTATCCAATGGAGCCTGGCTGACCACGCTCACAATGTTTTGTTGATTTACTGGAAATCCTAGACTACGTGCAGTAGATATAAATGCATCAGTACTGATTTGTTTTTGTGCATTTTGATCATTGGCTCTGCCAGAAAGAAAATTCACCAGGCCCATGAGTTTGTTTGGATCTAGTGAAGTGGCAGATTCAACTTCGTCGATTCTCATTATCTACGTGCTCGGCCCAGCGAGGCTCCAGCTGGTGCAGGTTCTTCAGCACCCATTTCAGCACCCATGTCTGCGCCAACATCAGCACCTATCTCAGCACCGGCTTCGGCGCCTGGCATTGGAGCAGGAGCAGGAGCAGGAGCGGCACCTGGCACACCACTGGCAGCCATGCTGGTGTCAAGTGGTGCTGGTTGACCTGTCACCACACCCAGTGCTGTTTCTAACTGTTGCTTGGAACCTTGCAGGTTTTGCACAAGACCTTGCAATGCCGCAGTGACATCGCTGTTGAACTGTGTGGCTTGTTCAATACCAATTTGATTGCGTATGCTGTCTACCAGTGCAGGTAGTTCTTTGAATTGCATCTCTGTGGTGTCTTCCAACATTGATTGCATTTTGTCTACCATGTCTTGCGCAGCCAACACAACCTGTGCTTGTTGAACTTCAGATTCTCTCAGCACACGATATGCATTTCGCAAACGTGCTTCGGTTTTCATCAATGCAGCACCGGCCACAAGTTTTTGTTCATCAGGATTCAACGACTGGCCTTTTGATGCCTTGGTCAGGGCTGCCTTGACAGCAGGATCCTTTGTGGCAGCAATGGTTGCGGCTGCATCAGTAGCAGTTTTTTGTTGTTGTTGAGGTGTTGTACCAGCAGCCGGTGTTGTACCAGCAGCCGGTGTTGTACCAGCAGCCGGTGTGGTACCAGCAGCCGGTGTGGTACCTGCTGGTGGAACCATGTCTTCGCTGATGCGACTTGACAATGCCTGTTCCATCATCACCAATTTCAAGTAAGCGGGATTGCGTTCGCTGGTGTGACGAGTCGTGCTACGCTGATGTTCAGCAATCACGTCACGCACACGTTTCAGCATGGCTTGTGCTTCCCGCACTGTGAGCTTGTTTACAGGCATCTTTGTACCAAAGTAACTTTCAAATACTCGGGTCACTTGACGGCTCTTTTTTGGCGCAGCCAGTTCAGTTAATTTCATTTGGCAAATCCTCTTAGTTGTAGATATTTAGCCGAATTTAGACATTTTTCAAGTTCTTGATTCAGCAGTGTAAGGTTTTCAATTTTGGGTGCAAGTTTTGTGCGCACCGTTTCACGAAATTCAGGGCGTGTACTGCGCTCTGCTTGCCCACGGCGGCAATGGATGTCAGCAGTGAGTGTTTGTTTTTTGTTGTCTAGTATGCGAATGTTTTGTGCCAATCGATGTTGTTGCAAGTGGTCTGCCACACACCATGACATGGCGGTTCTTTTACTGCTGAATGTGCTCACAAGATCGTTGCTGTGGTAATACACCGCAAAACCTGCTGACTCGGGCTTGACATGATAGCGCCCAAATGCCACATACCCGCCCAGCTCATCATCTATGATCAGTTCAGTGTACACACGTTTGAGTTCACGTTCAGCAAAGCGTTCTAATTTTTGTTCGCGGGTCATAGTGTTTTGACATAATGACTGGCCAGCCATCCCACAGCACCCAACAGCACACCAATAATGCCCATGCCCCAGGCAATCAGTTGGTCGTTGCGTTTTTCGCCCAT